ATGATAGCAAGTCCAATTATGGTTGTGAAGAGAGACGGTAGTAAAGAACCTTTGGACTTGAATAAATTTCATAAAGTAGTAGCTTGGGCTTGTGAGGGTCTTTCTGGTGTATCAGAGTCACAGGTCGAGATTAAGTCTCATATTCAGTTCTTTAACGGAATGAAGTCAACAGAAATTCAAGAAACACTTATCAAAGCTGCTGCTGATCTTATCTCAGAAGAAACACCAAACTATCAGTATGTTGCGGGTAATCTTATTAATTACAACTTGAGGAAAGAAGTCTATGGCGGATATGATCCAGTTCCTTTTGATCAGCATATTGCTAATGTGGTTCGTGCTGGCTATTACGATAAGGATATTCTCGAGTGGTACAGTGCCGACGAGCTACGCATCCTCAACAACTATGTTAATCATACTCGTGATTTTGATATCACATATGCTGGGATGGAACAGTTTCGTGGCAAGTACTTGGTTAAGAATCGAGTTTCAGGAAAATATTACGAAACCCCTCAATACGCGTTTATGCTCATAGCAATGGTATTGTTTAGGAATTATCCTAAAGATACAAGACTACAATGGGTAAAGGATCTATATGATGCAGTTTCTACTTTCACAATTTCTCTCCCTACGCCGATCATGGCAGGATTACGTACACCACAAAAGCAGTTTAGCTCTTGTGTTCTTATTGAGACTGCAGACTCGCTTGATTCAATCAATGCAACAACATCTGCCATCGTTAAGTACGTTAGCCAAAAAGCTGGCATCGGGATTGGTGCTGGCTCCATTCGCGCTATCAATTCTCCTATTCGTAGCGGTGATGCAAGTCATACTGGCGTTATACCGTTCTATAAATTATTTTCTAGTGCAGTTAAGTCTTGCAGCCAAGGAGGTGTGCGCGGAGGCGCTGCTACTCTATACTATCCTATTTGGCACCTAGAAATTGAAGACCTTTTAGTACTAAAGAATAACAAGGGAACAGAAGATAACAGAATAAGGCATTTAGATTATGGAGTCCAATTCAATAAGGTTATGTATGAGCGACTGCTTACTGGCGGAAACATTACTCTCTTCTCGCCGCATGATGTACCTGAACTGTACGAAGCGTTTTTCACAGATTGCGACAAGTTCAGAGAGCTCTATGAAAAAGCAGAGAGAAGCAGCAAACTTCGCAAGAAGACAGTTGCAGCGATCGATCTCTTCTCCTCTTTTATACAAGAGCGAAAGGATACTGGTAGAATTTATCTACAGAATATCGACCACGCTAATGACCATGGTGCATTCATTAAAGAACTGGCACCGATAAAACAATCGAACCTTTGCTGCGAGATTGATCTTCCTACCAAACCACTAAACAGCTTTGACGATCCAAATGGAGAAATATCATTATGTACATTAGCAGCTATCAACTGGGGCAAGATACGTGACCCCAACGACTTTGAGAAGCCTTGCGTTCTTGTGGTGCGTGCTCTCGACGAGCTATTGGACTATCAGGATTATCCGGTTGTTGCGGCGAAAGCTTCAACCATGGGAAGACGTCCGCTTGGAATTGGCATTATTAATCTTGCATATTGGCTGGCTCGTAATGAACTTAGTTACCAGCATATACATAATAATAATGGCTTAGAAAAGCTCCATGAATATGCAGAAGCTTGGTCATACTATCTAATTAAAGCATCAGTTGATCTTGCTAAAGAAAAGGGTGCATGCCCTAAGACAAACGAGACAAAGTACTCAATGGGTATAATGCCAATTGATACGTATAAGAGAGATTTAGATGAACTTGTCGCGCCACAATACAAGAAAGACTGGGAAACACTTAGAGCGGAATCAGCGCTGCACGGCATTCGCAACTCGACACTCATGGCTCTTATGCCAGCTGAAACGTCTGCACAAATATCCAATTCGACCAACGGTATTGAACCGCCTAGAAGCCTTGTATCCGTCAAACAAAGTAAAGACGGCGTTCTTAAACAAGTCGTTCCGGAAGTTAGGAGGCTTAAGAACAAGTATGACCTATTGTGGGATCAGAAATCCCCACAAGGCTATCTCAAGATATGTGCTGTTTTACAAAAGTTTATCGATCAAGGAATCAGTGTCAATACATCTTATAATCCAAAATTCTTTGAAGAGGAAAAGATTCCATTGAGCACTATGTTGCAGGACGTGTTGATGTTCTACAAGTATGGTGGTAAGCAACTATACTACTTTAATACAAACGATGGTGCTGGTGAGCTAGATGTTGGGACACCTCTAGCAGCTGGTGCAATAGATGATGAGGACTGTGAAGCATGCAAGATCTAATCGAGAAGATTGCTATTGAGATGGCCATGGGTAATAATGGTGGTGACTGGGCTAAACATTACAATGAAGATCAAAAGAATGTTTGGCGTGAGCGAGCAGAAAAAGTTATTAAGCTGGTAACCGAGGGCATTGTAAAATGAGCGTTTTTGATTCAACTAACCGTAAAGATTCTACAACCGTCAAAGCATTCTTTGATGATCCACCCACTATTGCTCGTTATGATAAGCAAAAGTATCCATTCCTTGAGAAGCTAACAGAAAAGCAACTAGGGTTCTTCTGGCGTCCAGAGGAAGTTGATATCTATCGTGATGCTAAAGACTTTAAAGGATTGACTGAGCATGAACAGCACATCTTTACTTCAAACCTCAAGCGTCAGATCCTACTCGACAGTGTTCAAGGCAGAGCTCCTACGGTCGCCTTCGGTCCAATTTGTAGTTTACCAGAACTTGAGAACTGGATCCTTACTTGGGCATTTAGCGAGTCCATCCACTCTAGATCATACACTCATATTATCAGAAACATCTACGCCAACCCATCAGAGGTGTTCGACGGTATTCTAGACATGCAGGAGATCGTAGACTGCGCTGGCGACATCAGCAAGTACTACGACAACTTAATTGCTTATAATAACGACTTGGAACATGCAAAAAATTTAAGTCAAAAAATTCTGCATGAAAAATATGAGCACAAGAAAGCTCTGTGGCTCACACTCATGTCGGTCAACATTCTTGAAGGTGTTCGTTTCTATGTCAGCTTTGCTTGCTCTTGGGCATTCGCTGAATTGAAGAAGATGGAAGGCAACGCGAAGATCATCAAGTTGATTGCTCGTGATGAGAACCTGCATCTTGCTGGCACACAGCAGTTATTGAAGGTATTACCTACCGATGATCCAGACTTTGCAAAGATTCGTGAAGAAACTAAGGATGAATGCATTCAGATGTTTAAGGATGCAGCTGAACAAGAGAAGGCTTGGGCTCACTATCTATTCAAAGATGGATCAATGATTGGTCTCAATGAGACACTTCTTAATGATTATGTTGAATGGATTTGCAATAAACGTATGACAGCTGTTGGGTTGCCGACTATATACAAAAACGGATCTAACCCTCTTCCTTGGACACAAAAGTGGATCAGTGGTGCAGAGGTTCAAGTAGCTCCACAAGAAACAGAAATTAGCTCCTACGTCGTGGGAGGTGTCAGGAAGGATGTATCTAATGAAACTTTTAAAGGCTTTACACTTTAGTATTATTTTCGCACTTGGTGCGCTTGGGTCGATCGCATTTGCTGCCGACCAACTTCCACCTAAACCAGTAACCTCATGTGCAGCACAAATTCCATATGGCTCACCTTCAACCGTTGCTAATCATCCAGTTATCTGCCGTACTGCTTATCTCTTGGAGCATGATCCAGTTGCTAAGATTCCCAATTGGGTTGCTTGGACTCTTACGCCTGACCATGCTATTGGTTGCGTTGCTCGGACTAATGCTTTCGCTACTGACTTATCTTTACCTAACGGAGCCAGATCTACACCCGATGATTACGCCCATTCTGGTTATGATCAAGGTCATCTAGCAAACGATGCTGATATGTCTTGGGATAATCAGGTTGAGCATGAATCATTCTATATGTCTAACATGTCACCACAACTGCCATCAGTTAATCGTGGAACATGGAAGAACTTAGAATCAGCAGGACGTGCTTGGGTCTATCAAACAAAACATCCACATACATTCTATGCTGGTAATGTTTACTCTTCATCATCAAAGACAATTGGTGCAGATAAGGTAGTTGTTCCTGACGCACTATTCAAGATTGTTATTGACAATACAACTAAAAAGTCGTATGCTTTCTTATTCCCACATAAGGATGGATTGTCATCTGACTTTACTCAGTATCAGGTAACAGTGGCTGACGTTGAAAAGGCTTCTGGTATTACATTCCCAGTTCCTGATGCAAAGAATATCAAGAACCCTCCACCAGTAGCAGACCTAAAGACAATTGCTGCTGATAAGAAGAAGCAATGTAAAGGAGCATCCGATGACTGATATTGACGGAATTGTAAACGAAATCCTATATGCTGTCTCACAATCATTAATTGATGAAGATAAGCACGAAGTATTTGAATCTATCGTTTCAGTATTATCAGAAAACGATATTGACATTGAACAGTATGTTGGTATTGATACTGTATTAGATGAGGTTATTTCCTCTGAAGCAGTTGATCCTGAAGATTCTTGGGATGATGACGATGACGATGAGTGGGAAGAAGACCAGGACTATGACGAAGACGAATGAGCTATGAAAACCCATGGCTTTTTGAGGGTAACATAGTTGATTCTGAGGTTTTAGAAGACTATATTGGATTTGTTTATATTATTACCAACACTACAAACTTCAAAAAGTATATTGGTAAGAAGCTATTAAAGAAGACAAAGACACGCCAAGTCAAGGGCAGGAAAAAACGTTCTCTTGTAGAGTCTGATTGGAAGAGCTATTATGGTTCCAATAAAGAACTACAAGAGGATGTTGCTAAATTAGGTGCTCATAATTTTAGAAGAGAGATCCTAGTCCTTTGCAAGTCAAAAGGCAAGTGCAATTACGAAGAAGCACGCCTACAGTTTATACATCAGGCTTTAGAGCGTGATGATTACTACAATACATGGATCATGGTTAAAGTGAGTAGGAGTCACATAAAATGAGTTTATTTGGTAAGGCTCGAAGAGAATACGAAGAGCATAAACAAGAAATCATGCAAAGCATGATGTATATGAATAACAGGTTTGCTGGGTTAGTTGATCCTGAAACAAGACGTGTTATTTACTTTACAAGTTTCATTTATGTAGGAAGATGTTTCCAAGAGCTAAGACAAGGGCTCAAGCTAGTTCTTAACATCGGCCGCCGCTTTCCTGGTCCAATCAATACAGCAATACAACCATGGTTTTATAGATGGTGTCAAACGACACAAATGCTGGTTTATGATCCTAGCTTGGAGAACGTTGATCCATCATATATTGCAGAGTTTGAACTTATCAACGAAAAGTGCTTTGCTGTTGAAGTCCTTCTTCATAAGATAGAATTCTCACAGTTGCAACTGTATAGAGGAAGCCTTCCCTATCAAGGAGAGATATACAGAGTAAAAGCTGAACAAGCACACAAATATCTTGCAGGCGATACTGAATATCTAAACACATATTTTGTTCATGATTATGCTGAACTCAAACAGATTCCTGTAGAGCAAGCAGCTAAACAAATTATCTTCCAAGCGGAAGGTGATATAATGTATCTCAGCGGTATCGAGAACCTTAGATTAAAGTTCACAGACAAGATATTGAAAGCTGAAAAGATGGATGATATATTCTTGGCATTGAAACAATTTGAAACAGAAAGTTACGTTAATGCATCAGTCTAATGGTTTGTATTTTTATAGTGGTAGCAATATCTTTCATAACAACGAAAGATATTTTAGTGACTTGCCAAGTGAAAACTACGCTGGAATAAGCTCTTATCTTGCAATACATAAGAGCTTTGGTTCTAATTTGTCATTCCACGATCGTAGTGGGACAATCACCACTCCATTCAAGACTATTAGTATTCCAGGGTTGGAGTTGCCTAAGATGGCAAAGCAGCCACTAACATTCGAAGAGATTTGTAACAAAAGAGCAATTGAATTATTCAATAGAGCAAAAAATAACAACAAGAAGTTGGTTGTTATGTACTCTGGTGGCGTTGATAGTACTCTTGTTGTTGTTAGCTTATTAAAGAACATCAGTAAGCAAGACCTTAAAGATCATGTTATTATTCTTATGAATGATGATAGTATCGTTGAGAACAGAAGATTCTATGATGAGCACATTACAAAGGTGTTTGAAGTAAGGAATAGCCACTTCTTCCACAGATACATTGGTGACCCAAGATACATCATTGTTACAGGTGAAGGAAACGATCAGCTGTTTGGTAGTGCTGTTATTACAAACAACACACATGCATTTACAACAAAGCCATGGGAAGTTAAACCTGATCCTGATCTGCTTATTAAGCATTTTGAAGGTGAGTGTGAAAGCTATGAAGATGGAAAGATGGTTTATGAAATCCTAAACACTATCTGTTTGAATGCTCCATTTGAAGTAGACAGTATCTATAAGTGGTTGTGGTGGATCAACTTTACATGTAAATGGCAAAGTGTCTATATGAGAAGTGCAACGTTTGCAATCAAGCAACATCACGATACATTCAATATGGATGACTACACAATGTTCTACTCACCCGTTGACTTCCAATTGTGGAGCATGAATAACAGTGATAAACTGATATGTGATACGATGAAGAAGTATAAGCAAACGTGTAAAGATATCATCTATGACTTCAACAAGGACACAGATTACCGTGACTATAAGGTCAAAATGGGTAGCTTGAGAGCATTGCTGCTTAAGAAGGAAACATGTATTGCAATCAACGATCAGCTTGACTTCTTATATGAATTTGATGTTGAAACGTTTATGAGACCAGATAATACATTTGCAAATTACCGTTGACTTTTGTAATGGTTATAAGTATGATCATTAATACAGTATTGCGGGCGTGACGTAATAGGTAACCGTATCAGACTTAAAATCTGAGTTCTGGGAGTTCGAGTCTCCCCGCCCGCACCATTAACAGGTGTAATATGCGTACTAAATTTGATCTAGAAGAAATCAGAAAATTCATTCGTAACACATCTCCTGAAACAGCAATTTATATTGGTGCTGACTCAGAACGCTATCGTAAGAAGAAGTCACAGCTGTGGATGGCAGACTATACGCTAGCTGTTGTCGTTCACTATGATGGCTGTAGAGGTTGTAAAGTGTTTGGTGAAGTAATAACTGAACGTGATTACGATCAGAAGATGGACAAGCCAGCAATGCGTCTTATGAATGAGGTAATGAAAGCTGCTCAGCTTTATCTTGATCTTGCAGATGCTATTGGTGATAGACACTTTGAAGTTCATCTCGATATCAATCCTGATCTTAAGCATGGATCATCTTGTGTTGCACAACAAGCTGTAGGTTACATTCGCGGTATGTGTAATGTTGTTCCTATGATAAAGCCAGATGCATTTGCTGCTTCTTATGCGGCTGATAGGCTTAAGGATATTCTGGCTGCTTAACATGACAAAGCAAATAACATTAGCAGTAGCGTTGATAGCGCTACTGTTTTCGTGTAACCATGCGGTTGCTGCTAATAAAACTCATAAATACTATTCAAATGTAACATGGTATCAGTGTTGCAAGAAGACAGCAAATGGTGAGCAATTTGATCCAAACGGATTCACAGCTGCTCATCGCTCACTTCCTTTTGATACTATTGTAAGACTTACAAACCCAAAGACAGGACAGTCTATTGTTGTAAGAATTAATGATAGAGGGCCATTCTCAAAGGGTAAAGAGTTTGATGTTAGTCGTGGTGGAGCTATTGCGCTAGGATTCTTTCACAGTGGAACGGCAAAGCTGCTAGTAGAAGTATTAAGGAAAGCAAAATGAATTATCTTCTAGACCACTTTGATGAGTTTGTTGGATTGATCTTTGATGACGAACAATCTAAGATCCACACACGAGCAAGTGTTGTTGGATTAACTTCAGTAAATGTAATACCAGATAATGTAGATAACATTGATGTGGACGACAATCGTCTTAATGTTTGGGTTGACCTAGTATCAAACAAAATCAATAAATTTACAATAGGTTAATGAAAACAATAATCAATCACATCTTTGGTAATATCGATGCATACGATTACCAAGGCTATAAGCTATCATTAGATCTAGAGGATGATAGAGAATCGGATGCCCTCAGTCAAGGCTGGGGAATACAGAATGGCGAGTGGTACGCTTCGCGTATGGTTCGCCTTGATCTATCAAAGCACAATAAGCTACCAAAGCCTGTCAAGCAGCATACATTCACAATAGCAGATAACATATATCCTACAGAAGAGATACAAAGAGTATTTGATGATTTTGTTACCGCTAGAAATTTTACACCACAGTATAATATATCATCTGACATTTATAGAGTTAAATGGTTACTTGTTCACAAAGACGAGAGACTCGTTGCGTTCACTAAGTTTCTCCTGTATGATGGTGGAATAGAAAGTCAATTTACTGCTTGGGATTATGCTGAACCAAAACTATCACTTGGAATAAAGATAGTTGATTATGAAGTTCAGTATGCAAAATCATTAGGATTAGATTACCTTTATATTGGTCCTGGCTATGGTACAACATGCTTATACAAATGCAGATTTGATGGGTTTGAGTTTTGGACTGGGTCTAAGTGGTGTGATAGCGTAGATGAGTATCACATGCTATGCAATAGAGATTCGTCGATAAATACACTAGAGCAATTATCAAAATTAGTGTGGAACAAATAAATGCCAGGTGTAATGAGTAAGCGTGGAACGAAAAACGTTCCTAAGATACTTTCCAAAAAAGCTAAAGAAATGATGAACGATGACAAGTTCAAAGCTCGTATGGCAAGATGTCATCTTACTCCTATCAATAGAAATTACGACATTCCTTATCTTGCTGGCTATTCAAAAGATGGTAAGACAGTCTATATTGATAAGCATTTAAAGACAAAGTGGAATGGTGTTGATCTTTCTCCATTCCTTCGCATACATGAGTGTGCTGAGAAAGCTATATTGGATCTTGATCATTTAACATATCAAGAAGCACACCATGTTGCAACTCACTTAGAGCGTATGGCAGTTGAGAAAGCTGGACTCAGTTGGAAAGAGTATAGTGCGTATCTTGATCCATACATTAAGAAAGTTCATTACGAACATCTTGATAAGGTTCCAAAAGACTTAGATCTTGAACCATATGCTGATGAGCATGACAAGAAAGTTCTTACAGCTCTGATGTCTAAAGAGCATGTCAAGAATGTTGTATCAAGAACGGTTAAAGAGAGTGTTGGTCTTCCTATTGACGAAACAAAGATTAGCCTTGAGTATCATGATGAGTTGAATCCCAAACTATGGCTTGATTTTGAACTTAAGCCAGAGATTAAAGATAAGCTGATAGCTTTTGGTTATGCATGGGCAGACTTTGCTATGATACCAAGAACCATGATCCAAGACATTATTATCTTGGGTGGAAACGCTAATTATAACTATACAAGTAAGTCAGACATTGACGTTCATATCATCATTGATAGATATAAACTACCAGCAAACAAGCCAATGGTCGATGACTATCTACAATCGAAGAAGATGTTATGGACTCTTACACATAACATTAAGATAGCAGGATTGCCTGTAGAACCATATGCTCAAGACTCATCAGCACCTTATCCAGAGAATCAAGGTGTATACAGTCTACTAAAAGGACAATGGATACAAAAGCCTATTAGAAAGCAAATGGACTTCAAAAACGATCCTAATTTAAAGAAGAAGGTTATGTTCTACAGTAACATGATCAATTCAATGATCAAAGGTAACATGAGTGCTGAAGCATTTAGAGACCTTAAGAGTAAGATATCAAATATGAGGGCTGCTGCGATTGCGCAAGGTGGAGAGTTTAGCTTTGAGAATCTAGTATTCAAAGAGTTACGTAATCGTGGCTTATTAGATAAAATGAACAAGTACATGAGTACTTTACATGACAAGGAGTTGAGTTTATAATGCTAGAGGAAATGGTAAAACAAGATATGATAGAGAATGGATTCAATCCTTCTAGTTTTTCCGATGTAATTACATATTGGGCGGAGAGATTACAATGATTGGTAATGTAGAGATCTATACAAAGCAAGATTGTCCTTACTGCACAAAGGCAAAGGTTCTTCTACGCAACATGGACATACCTTTTAGTGAACAAAAGCTAGATCAGGACTTTACAAGACAGATTCTATTAGAAAAGTTCCCATATGCTAAGACGTTTCCAGTAATAGTTGTTGACGGCTTCCACATTGGGGGGTATAGTCAGCTAGTAGAGAAACTTAATACGGTGGACAACCGTAAATTATTAAATGAAGGAATATGAATCCAATGATGAAGTACAATCGTGATGAAGTATTGAAAGACCTTAAGCATAATGTGTGTGAAATTCACTTCACTAAATTAAATGGAGACCAGCGTGTAATGAAATGCACATTGTGGCCTGGTTATCTTCCTCAGACTGTTGATTACAATCACCTTGGTGAAATGCATGAGAAGCCTGAGAATAAGAATACAGTTGTTGCTTGGGACGTTCAAGCAAATGGCTGGCGTTCGTTCCGTATTGACAATGTCTCTTATGTAGAAACCATTGAGAACTTCTAATGTCTAAAATTGTGATGGTTGATACTATTAGTAGCTTCCGCATTCGCTATGCTATCATGTTAGATGATACAGCTGATGCTGAACATGCTATTGATACGGTTGTTTTTGAACAACACAATCCTGATCTGTTGAGAGAATTCTCTCAAGAACATATTGGTTATCACATCTCTTCCCATCGAGAGATTGATGAGAAGGAATACCTTCGCATGTTTGACGAAGACAATTCATATCTTAAGTCATGGTCTAAAGATCAGAAGCTTAAACTTATACGTGATACTCGTGATCTAAATAAACAACAAATCCCTGATTTGAATAATGCAACAACTGGCGGTTGGCCAACCTCTGAAGGAGTAATGAAATGAGTGACTATTGGGGCTACCATTTAATTTTCGATGCATCTGGCTGTGATCACGATGCTATTACATCTCACGATAACATCTATAACTTTGTTAAACAGCTTGTTAAAGACATTGACATGGTTCCTTATGGCGAACCTCAAATCATTGACTTTGGTAGCGGAAACAAAGCAGGATATACCCTTGTTCAATTGATTGAAACAAGTAACATTTGTGCTCACTTTGTTAATGAGCATGATCATATGTATCTTGATGTGTTCTCTTGCAAGCCATATGATCCAAATATTGTTATGGATCTTGCAAAGCAGTACTTCAAGTGTGGTAACTTCAATACTGCATTCATTGAGCGCCAAGCTCCAACATCAGATGTTCAGGTTGAAGTAACCGAATAAGGTATAACATGAAAATACTAGTGACTGGTGGACTTGGGTTCATTGGTAGTTTCCTAGTAGAGAGATTGATTGAGAACAAGGATAACTATGTTGTTGTCGTTGATAATCTCTCTACAGGTGATGAGCAATGGAAGCTAAGTACGTTTAAATATCCAAACGTAAAGTACTTCATAGATGATGTAGATTTCTTTTGTAATAATGCAAAAGCTATGGGTCAAGAATCATTTGATTATGACATCATCTTTCATCTAGCAAACAATGCTAGAATCTCAATGTCGTTTGACTATCCGGAAGAAACTCTCCTCAATAACTATAAAAGCACAATAGCAATCTTAGAAATGATTAGGAAAGATTGTCCTAAAGCTAAGTTGTTCTATGCATCATCGAGCACGACAGAGTTTACGGATAAGTTTAATAATCCATATACATTCAGTAAATTTGCATGCGATGACCTCCTTGAACTTTATGCAAAGCATTATGGTGTTGACTATTCAATTGTTAAGTTCTATAATGTATATGGTTCAATGAGAGAAAAGGATCTTGGTGACTATACAACGATCATTCGTAAGTTCAAACAGAAAGTACAAGAAGGTCTTCCTCTTCCTGTATATGGACCTGATCGTCGTAGAGACTTCACAAGCATTGAAGATACAATCGATGCTCTTGAAATGATTACGTTGAAGAATGAGCATGAAAGAGTATACCATATTGGTACAGGTCGCAACTATACAATCAAAGAGATTGCAGAAGCATTTGACCATCCAATTGATTACCAATTAGGTAAGAGAACGTATGAGCTACATACTACTCTCAGCAAGCCAAACGTTGCTGGGTGGAGAGCTACAAGTGATGTGATTAAACATATTAGACAATGGAAGGCTGAACATGGCACTAGCAAAGGATGAATTGAGCACAAAAGCAATGGGTGGTAGTGAGCTTATGAAGTATGAGCTTGCAAAGCGTATTGATCCAGAACTATTCGATCAGTTTCAAATTTATGTATCACGTGTACAAGAACCACGCGACCCAAATAAGATTGCAATCTATTGGCATCAAGATCTTCCAGAAGATCCACATAGTGTTGAACCACTAAAGAATGGTGGATGGAAGAACTTTGATATGCTTGTGTTCAATTCATATTGGCAGCAAACAGCATATCAGAAAGCATTCAACATTCCATATTGGAAGTGTGTGACGCTTTGTAATGCTATTATTCCTTTTGAAGATCATGTGAAGCCAGATCCTAAGGAGAAAGTTAACATCATCTATCATACAACTCCTCATCGTGGATTAGAGTTGCTTGTTCCTGTATTTGAGAAGTTGTACGAGCAAGATCAGAACATAGAGCTTGATGTGTATTCTAGCTTTAGCATGTATGGTTGGAGCGAGCGTGATGCTCCCTATCAAGGTTTGTTTGATAGATGTAAGCAACATCCTGGTATTAACTATCATGGTTATCAGAAGAATGATGTCATTCGTGAAGCATTGAAGAAAGCTCACATCTATGCATATCCATCCATCTGGACTGAGTCATCTTGTATTAGCTTGATGGAAGCTATGTCTGCTAGTGTACTTTGTGTACATAGTAGCTTAGGAGCATTGTGGGATACAAGTGGTCAGCTGACAAGAATGTATCAGTTTGATGAAGATCCTAATGTTCATGCTGCAAGGTTTATGGATATTCTCAAAGTGTCGATTGATGATATGAGAAACAATCAACATATCCAGGAAGAAGTGACATTCACACGGTTCTATGCAAATGTTAGATTTAATTGGGATCGTAGAGAGCGTGAGTGGAAGTCACTAATGACATCTCTTGTTAATGCTAAGCAAGCAGGACAGTTGAAGAATAGAGAAGAACCAAAAGATCGTTTCGTCTATCGCGTATAAATAGTAGATCAAAACCAGAAGGTTCCAATGGACAACGTTGTACAGTTTCCTAAGTTCAATCCTAGAGTAACTCTAAACGAAACTGATATCGAGGACAGAGTATCCTCACTTAAACATCATCACATTAACCAAACGCTTGATGCATTGATGCCGTTGTTGTTTTCACAATTGGATGTAGCTGGTTTTGATTTCTCTGTTGACGATGAAGAAGTAGATCCTTATATTAAGGATGGAGCATTCCTAGTAGAAGCAGTAAGGTCTTTACTGTGTAAGTACTATGGAATATTCCATCCTTTTAATATTATTGCAGAAGAAGTATACACTAGAGAGAATACTGAGCCAGGAACATTGAGAGTTGTAGATCATCTCAATGTTCGTTTAAGAGATGCTAATGAGGGAAACAGCTAAGCTGTATTTGATATGATAATCGTTGATCTAAACCAAACTATGCTATCTAACCTAATGATGCAATTAGGTAATCACACAAATGCTCAGCTAGAAGAAGGTATGGTTCGCCATATGGTTCTTAATGCATTGAGAGCATATAAGACTAAGTTCACAGATGAGTTTGGTGAGATAGTTATTGCATGTGACAATAGAAACTATTGGCGTAAGCAAGTGTTTCCATACTACAAAGCTAATCGTAAGAAGAGTCAGGAAGCATCAGAGCTTAACTGGCAAGCTATCCACGAGTGTATGAATAAGATACGTTCAGAGCTCAAGGAGTTCTTTCCATATAAAGTAATTGATGTTGAAGCTTGTGAAGCTGATGACATCATTGCAACTCTTGTTAGAGAGCATTCAAACTTTGGTAGTATGGAAAACATACTAATCCTTTCTGGTGATAAAGACTTTATCCAGCTTCACACAAATGCAAACATTAAGCAGTACGATCCTGTTCGTAAGAAGTGGATCAAGCATGATGATCCTAAGAAGTATTTGTTTGAACATATCCTCAAAGGTGATGCAGGTGATGGTGTTCCTAACATATTGTCTGACGATGACACATTCATTATCAGTACAAAGAAACAAAAGCCAATGAGGCAGAAGACAATTGATGAGTTGTGGATAGAATATGATAGCACAAATTCTATCAGTAAGCATGAGCGTAACTTTGCTCGTAATAAGACTCTGATTGATCTAAGTATGATTCCACAAGAGATAGAAGAAAAGATATTAAAAGAGTTCAACGAACAGCCAAAGAAAGATAGATCTAAGCTGTTTAATTATTTTGTTTCACATAAGTTAAAGAACCTTATGGAATCGATACAGGAGTTTTAAATGAAAAGTGTATATGAGTTTCTTGATGCAGTATCAAAGCTAAGAAAGAAAGAAGAGAAGGTTAATGCTCTTCGCAACAATGATACGTTTCCAGTTCGTACTGTTTTGCAAGCAGTATTTGATCCACGTATTAAGTTCCTACTACCAGAAGGTATTCCTCCTTATAGACCATCAGAGTTAGTTGATCAGGAGAATGTATTTGTAAAAGAATGTCGTAAGCTAGTATACTTCATTGAAGGTCCTTATCCAGGACTCAATCAGAACAAGCGTGAGATGATGTTCATTGAGCTATTAGAAGCTGTCGACAAGAAAGATGCTCAGCTATTAGTTTCTATCAAGGACAAAGTATTACCATTTAAAGGTATCACAGAAGATATCGTTCGTGAAGCATATCCAAATCTACTTCCACAGGAGTCTAACAAATAAAATGTCTAAGTCTAAGCATAACAAGTACAATGATCGCTATGCAGATCGTGATTATGTTGATGGTTATGGGGTCGATAATAGATCCGAACGAAAGAATAAGAGAGAAGAGCGTAGATATCAAAGAGCTCTTCGTACAAAAGACGTTTCTAATCTAACAAAGTATGATGAGGATTACGACGATACATTCTATGATAGGGAATATCAATAATGCCAACATACGTTTTTCGTAATACAAAAACAGAAGAGTACCACGAAGAGTTTATGAGTATGAATGATGTAGATCAGTATCTTAAAGACAATCCTGATCTTGTTCAAGAGCTAACAGCACCTAGTATTGTTTCTGGTGTTGCTGGTAAGAAGCCAGACTCTAGCTTCAGAGATATCTTAAAGAATGTCAAGCGTGAGCATTCAAGAGGATTCACAAAGAGTACAGTTAACACATGGTAATGCTTGCAGTAACGTTTCTAGTAGCAACATTTGTATTAGTAAGGGTAGCATAATAAATATTTAAGTTATCATCATTCCTCTAACCAAAAGAGAATCCATGTCTGAAAGATTAACAAGAAAACAAAAAAGAATTCAGCAACAGCAATCAAGACATACAGAACCATCTAAGCAAAACGATCTCAGATTAAACTTCAAGCTAAAGCATATAGATCCTCTCACAGAGAATCAAAAGAAAACTTTCAATGCATATCACAATGAAAAGAACCTAGTCTTGCATGGTATTGCAGGAACAGGTAAGTCATTCATTGCTAACTATCTTGCAATCAAGCAAGTGTTAGAAGGTGAAAGCAGATTCAAGAAAGTAGTTATTGTTAGATCAGTAGTACCAACAAGAGATATGGGATTCTTGCCTGGTAGTAGTAAAGACAAAGCAAAAGTATATGAAGCTCCATACTATGCAATCTACACAGAGCTATTCAATCGTGGTGATGCATATGAGTATCTAAAGCAAAAAAGTTTCATTGAATTCATCAGCACATCATTCATCAGAGGTATAACATTAAACGACTCAATCGTTATTGTAGATGAAATAGCTAATCTCTCACTTCATGAACTAGATTCAGTAATAACAAGAATTGGACAGAACTGTAAAGTAATCTTCTGTGGAGACTATAGACAATCAGACTTCACAAGAGATAACGAGAGAGCAGGACTATTAGACTTCATGAAGATAGTAACAAGAATGAAGTCATTTGAGACAATAGACTTTGAGAGGGAAGATATAGTTAGATCAGCTCTAGTAAAAGAATACATTATTATGAAAGACAACTTAAACATCGTTGTCTAATACTATAGGAGGAGTAAATGAATACAGCAAAAACATTATCTCACTACAATAGCCTAAAGTATAAACATACAGCTTTAGATAAACATATTGAAATACTAGAGAAAAAGCATGCTCCAGCAGAAGAACTACATCAGCTAAAGAAACAAAAACTTAAATTAAAAGATGAAATACATTTTTGTGAAAAAAAGTTAAATCATTAAATTAGCTGTTGACGTTTTTGCCAAAATAACATATAGTCTGTATATTGAATCACAAAAGGACTCAGATATGCAGACTATTTCTTTATCCAAACCAAACTTTGATCTTCTCATTGTCAATCTATTAGAACATACAGATAGTCTACAAACAGTAATAGACATAGTATATCTTGCTAGCTTCAGCAACTTCAAAACATATAACGAAGTAGCACAGCATGTAATAGATGTAAACAATGCTATACTAGAACAGCAAGAAGCATCTCAAAGAGCATTCTATAGTTCAAACAACATAGCAATGAGTGTATAATATGGTAAAGCGTAAGCATAAACAAACTAACATTAATAGCAATTGGCATAACTGGACTTTTGATCAACTATTCGAAGAACTAATAGTACTAGAAGAGGTAAAAGAAATACCTAATGTAGCAGAAGATATAGAGAACTTACTTGCTATTATGTTAGCAAACTATCCTAAAGACTGTAAACAAATCGGTATACAACAAGTAGCTAGCTAATGAAACGTATACACATCAATCAACATGTCATTAGAAGTAATGCTAAGTCTGGTGATAGACATCCTGTAATAACAATCAAGCAGGGAAGAACTAATACGTATGCTAATAGTGTACAAATACTAGGACCAAGTACACTAGTTTATAGTCCAGATAAGCCTCTAGCATGTGGAGCAAAAGTATGGATTGAAACAGATGCAGAGATAGTAGTAACATAAAAGTAAACTATACTGTAACCCCTGGTATAACAACAGATCTAGGAGAAAATATAGTTTGTTTTCTACTGTAAGCAGCTTTGCTGCTTTTGCAATAGTGATAAAATAGTTTACAGAATCGACTTATAGTGAACTATTTTTGCAGCGATTTAAATAGCGAAAATAATAATATTTGTGTGGTGAAAGAGGTAGAAAAATGCCAATAAAAACAGCGATACTTTGCTTTACTTTGATCTTTTCAACAATAGCAGGTATAGCAGCAGTAACAGTCAGCTATAGTCTACCACGTTCTAATAAAGTCCTAGCTGTGAACAAATAGTTCCCTAACTATAGCAGAAACAATACAAATAGTTGCTTATGGGCCTAATGGCCCATAGCAGACCTGTTGACCTTTTTGTCGTTTCCTGATATACTGAGGACATAAGTTAAGGAGATACAGAATGAATCAGACAATTTTAGCAGAGATCTTTATTTTTGGGCCATTCTTAGTAATGGCAGCTATCGTTGGGATCTTTGTACATGTTTATGAAGGGAAGCAATAATGTCTAAGCAAATCAAGGTGTTAACGTCCGAGCAAATCGATCAGATTGCTAACATTCTGACTGAAGTTGCATACGATGGTGTATACGATGTTGATAATGACCTATTGAGAGTACTTCAGAATGCTCTAGTTGTTTCAGTAGAGTATAGTGAATCTGACTACTTTCTAGATGCAAACTAACAAAACTGTTGACCTTTCCGCTGACTTGTTGTACTATGATAATACAGACTACAGATTACATCAAAAAAGGATATGATGATGACTAAGATTGAAAAGGCTAAGGCTATCGTTGCTGCTCATGCTAATGCTTCTCGCCAAGAACTGATCGCTCTGTTTATGTCAGAGCTGTCTATGTCTAAGGCTGGTGCTACGACTTATTACTACAATGCAACTGCTGAAACTCGTGAACCTTCGACTCGTATGAAGAACAAGGATAAGCGTTTGGCTGTTGTAGCTAAGGCAAATGCATCTGCTAAGCCTAAGACTACTGCAGAAGCAGTAGCTACGTTCGCTAAGCGTAAGGCTAAGACTGCAGAACAGTGGATGTCAGAAGCTGAGAAGGCTGCTAAGGCTAAGGCTAAGGCAGAACAGTCTGCAGCAATCCATGCAGAGCTCGATAAGTTCGTAGAAGACATTGACAGCTACGACTTTCCTCATGGAACACTGTCTGATCCTGAGCATCAGCGTAAAGCAGCTCAGCGTGAAAAGAACCTCGAACTGATGAAAGAGGTCTCTGCTAAGCGCAAAGGTGGAAACTACATCGTTGTCTAACAGATGGGCCTAATGGCCCATCTTTGATCGTTTATGAACCATGGGTGTTTTTACCCATGGTTTTGCTGTTGACCTTTTTGCTAGAATCTTGTACAATGAGATATCAAGAGGAGAAAACGATGACTAATTCACAAACCAAATACGCTGTTATCTTTACTGAAGAACAAATGAACTATTTGCTGAATGTACTTGAACCTATAGCAGATCAAGATCCAGTATTGGATTCAATTACTGAGCAATTCAATATGTCTATACTTCTTGATGAAAATGAAGAGTATGTGAGAAGCTAATAGAGGATGTATACAATGAATGCTTTTGCTAAACATTACACTGGTTTTAATCCAAATATTAAAGTAAAGGTTGTAAAGAGCAACAAACGTGTTGTATATACTCAGAAACAACTTGACTTTATGCGTAAACGACAACTAGAGTTCGAAGCAATGGTTCGAGCAGCCAGGATCAAAGCTGGTAAGCCAGTTTAACTGTATATGGGCCTAATGGCCCATTTTTTTTGTTCAAATATGTGTTGACCTTTTTGTCAAAATAAGCTATGCTTAGGACATAAGCAAAGGAGATAAAGATGATTGTAGATATTTCAAACGTGAAAGCTGTTACATTGGCTGAGGTGGCTAAACTGACTGGTTGGGATGTTAAGTTGTTTGCTGATGATGTAAAAGAGAGTGGTATCTATAGAATTATGTCTGGCAGCAGAGGCTATCTTGAAGAAGTAGAACTTGTTGGTGAAGTAGATGCTACTGAACTTGATGTATTAGACAAAGTAGAGTGCATTGAGTTGTTATGCAGCGATGGTTACGATTCTGACGAGTTTGATGAAATGACTGAGTATGTTGAAGATTTCTATGGTGTTAATGTAGAACACAATCTTGTACAGTTTGGCTTTACTGAAGAAGAGTTTGACTTTTACTTTAGAATTCAGCTTTGATAGGAGTTTATTATGAGTGTACAAATATTCACAGGTTCAAAAGCATACACTACACGCAAAGTACGTGACCTACAGAAGCGTGGTTGGAAAGTATTGAATGAACGTATCATGCGTTCTGCGCACTATGGTGATCAGTATACTTACAGGATGGAGTATATTGGTATGGTTCAGTCTCATACTGGGCAATGGGTTTCAAAGTCTTAACATGGGCCTAAAGACCCATAGCATTGCTGTTGACCTTTTTCTCAAAAGCAGCTATACTGAGTACATGATAAGGAGATTAGATATGAAGCATACATTTGAGAGCGAACAGCAGGTGACAGATATGCTGAACCATTTTGAGGGAATTGTCATTGAGTGGTTCAACGGCACTCTTTTCATTAATTTTGATCAAGAGGCTGAGAAGTCTGAAAGGTCTGCTCGTATGGTGTGGCACTTTCTTATCGATAAGTTCGGGTTAGAGCATGTACGGATCAGCAAGTATGCTGACAACTATGCAGTTGATTTTGTTTGAGGAGTATGAAAATGCAAGTATTTGTTTTGGTTGGTGCTGAGCAGTATGAAGGTGAGTCTGTGATAGGTGTCTACGCTTCTCTCGTAGAAGCTCAGGTTGCTGCTCACTATTATCAGGATCGTGCTTTGGACGATGATCGGTCTGAAGGATATTGTGCTGCTGCTGATTGGTACGCTGTCTACGAAGTAGAGGTTGGTCGTGCTGGTCGTTGGTATAACGAAGAAGATTATGTGTGGTCGTTAGAAGGACAGCAAGGATGA